TAGGTGTAACCATTAGAAGGGGCTTTGTAGTGGAGTATCTGTGCTTTCTCAATGCCAGTCAGATCGTACTTAAAGTAGAGATTAACCATTTGAGCAACTTTTTGTAGGATTTCGTACAAGTTTTCAGCTTCATGCTCAATGTAGTAAACGTCTGCATCTCTGATGGAAGTGTCTGTTACTTCTTTACCATCTTTGTGAACCTTACCTTTGACTGGGATAGCATCCTCAAGGTAATCCATGAAGGCTTGTACTTCTTCACTGGATAGAGCCATACCTGTGACTCCATGTTTTGAGGCGTTCATTTGTACATTAGCTCATATGTAGACCAATTCTTCAACAATATGTCTAACCAGTCATCCATGGACATGATAGCCATTTTTTGATTGTCTACCTCCCATTCAGGATTTATGGCGTGAAAGGGTACTGCCACTCTTGTGGGAATACGATTGAACTTAAAAATCAGGATGGGTATGGTTCCTTCGTTGTCAGCTGATTCACAAACCTGTCGCCACCATTCTGGTTTGAGCCAGTTACCTTCTTTGTAATGTTTGCACTCGATAGAGTGAAATGGAATGTTTATGTCAGAAAGGTTCTTTGTCTGATATTGATCGAGGTTTCGCTTACAGGTTACGTCAAAATTATTTTGCAAAAAAAATTCGTTTAGGATTCCTACTACTTTTCTTTCGTAACTCGCACCCTTGGTTCTTGAATTGATTGGCATGGTCAGGATTTTTTCGATCTAACTTTTTTTATATACATGTGCAAAGTATAGCACTTCTAAAGTGCAATGAGATTTTTTGGTGATTGGGTGTACTCAACTTAGTTATAACTGTAAAAATATTTGCGTCTGCCATATATGGGTGTGTGGGGTCAAATCTAATACTCGTCTACCCAAAAAACCCAGTCTATAGGGTTCCTTTGGAACATCTGACGAACCAGATTTGATAGAGTGTTGACCCTGTGTTCACACACTTGCACAATCTAGCAAGTAATTGCACATTACAATATAGCTGTAAGTCATTGATTTTATTGGAGTTTTTGGTAAAAAGTGAATTTTTCAGAAAAAAAAAGTCAGTTCTAAAAGAGCACCCCAGAATAAGTTAAATCTTTACTTATCCTTTGGCGAGTAATCTGTAGTTTCTGCTCCCAAAAGCTTGCCCAGTCTTTCCTTTATCTGGTCTTTACTCATGCTGTCTAGGTTAGCGTTTATGTTCAGATTCTGTGACCTATTGATAGACAAACCAGCGAGTTGATTGAGCTCTTTGATAGCTGACACAGCTGCGTTAAGCTGTCCACTTTCAAACGCTGTCTCTGTTATCTTCCACAACATCGTGCCAGTCTTGGCTGGTGTTATCGCATACTTCTCAGCCAGTTCGTCTTGCTTAACTCGTATCGCCTTAACCACATTAGGATGATGTTTACCACTGAGTAACTTGTTCGCACTTACAGCTGGGAACTCAAAGCCAGCCTTCCTAGCTGCCTCAGTCTGGGAGCAAGCTCCCTCAGTGTAGTGCCACACAAATGAGGCTTGCATTTCAGTCAGCCCAAACTCCTCGTCTTTCTCAAACTGTGTTGGAGCACTGATAATTGGTGTCTTTGGTTTCTTAGGTCTTCCAGCCATATTTATTCCTCAGTGAGGGCTATGAAATTACCCTCATCTATTTTTATTATTGCGACAATGTTCTTGCGTTTCAACTTCCTCACGACTCCCAAATAAGTATTAGCCACCACAAAGTGTGTGGTTATTTTATAGTCTTCTTCATCAGTCTTGAAGAGTATCTCTCTGAGTCTATTCATATCAACAGTGTACCTAGGGCAGTGTACAGCCTCCAAACACTTCTGTAATTGCAACCCTTATAAACCTCTTTCTATTTATAACCATGGTAATTAATTAGTTTTTTTTATATATATAATACACTTATAACCTATAACAGACAGAAAGCCTTATAAACAAAGGAAATCTTGACAGTGTACCTTGCAGTGTACCTCTCGCTTCAGACACCCTCCCAGATACCCTCCTACTACAAACTTCACCACAATCACGCACATCTGTGCTCATTTGTCCAAACTCTCCCACACCTCATCTCTCGACTTAAAGTGTACCCTAACAAAGTATTTCCTCACCAAAGCCACTACTGTGAACACCAGAGTTTGCACTCCAGCTGTGACTGGCACACTCAGTTCTAACCAAGTGGTGATAGACAAGACAACAAAAGCAATAGGAAACGCCATGAAAAAACCTATGGTCACATCGCTTACAGCTTCTCTCATGGCACTCCTATCTAGTGTCATATGTCACCCTCAGACTCGCCCTAATACCATGTGCATTGAGCTTCTCTTTAAGCTCCTCTAAAGAGTTATCACTCTCAGGTCTAATGACCACTCCAGAGTGCACATAAAGAGCTTTAACAGTCTTTTTATTCTTCATATAGCCTCCTATCTCGAAAACGCTGAATCACGTTGTGTACAGCCACAAATGGCATGGAGATGAAAACAAATGTCAGCAATATCACAGCACATAGAAGGAATAACCACACACTGAACCACTCTTTAATCACTAATCATCTCCAAAGTTGGCGTTGAACCCACCACTATCATCTTCTATCGCTGTGTAGTTCAAGTCATACACCTTCTTACCATTACTTCTTCTTGGTTCTATGCCTCTTTCGTGTAAGACACGACTCGCATCTTTAATGTCTGGCATCCTAGGTTGCTTGATACCTAAGTCTCTCAGTAACTTCGTCATCTGTACTGGCTTCAAGTTGTCACTATCAAAGTTGACGTGTTCTAGCAGTAAATCCTCAACACTCGACTGAGTTCTGTATATTTCATTAGAATCTTGTAATAACTCTCTCTCATCAGGGCTTAGAAACCAGTTCTTCTGACCTTTCACATACATAGTCTCCTTCACCTCAGCCCACATCTGTTGCATGTCCACCCCATGATTGACGTTGATGTCTTTGACAGCGAGAACCCAAAATCTTCGATTCCCAGACGTATCAGTCAAAAATTCTCTTGCGTTAACACTCGCATAAAAGGCTGTGCGTCTTTGATAAGTCGTAAATGCTCTGTCGTAAGGTAATCTGAGCTCATCTGTCCTTGCAGTCACAAAAGCTTTCAGCTGGTCGATGTCTGACTTCTTAAAAGTGCTCTCGATCTCACCCAACTCGACAATCCAGTGTGATACAGCCCTCTTGACACTATCCTTGTCACTAGGGTTTAGTGTAGCTCCTTCTAGTAACCAACCTTTGTCATAGTCACACAGTCTTTTAAACCACAGTGTTTTACCCAGCCCTTGAGCACCTTGTAATACAAGTATTCCCTCAAGTTCCACTCCTTGCTCCTCATAAGCAGCTGCTACACAGCTGACCAACCACTTTTTCATCAGCATCTCTTTCAGTTGGACACTTTCATGTGTGGTTAGACTGTCTAAGAAGGTTTGTAGTCTGGGTTCGCCATCCCAAGGCTTGCTATCTATCCACTCTACCACTGGGTTGTATTCTTGTGCCAGTATCTTCAGATAATCTCTAACTTTAGTGTGGGGTATGCCCATGTTGATACATCTGTCCTCTACCTCGATCAGAGAAGCCTCCTCTTTCATGTCAGCGATGAATTGGGTGTTGGGTATCTCTATTTCCATTCGTTTCTTAATGACGTTGTAACGCACTTCAACACTATGGGTTTTAAGAACCCCATTCACGTTGTCCTTGGTGTTGAGAAACCTTCCATTGGCATTGCGTTGAAAGTCATACTCGATGGGTAGGTCAAGTTTCTGTAACGAGGGTATCAGCTCGCCCTCCAGTGCATCATTCTTATGGTCGTTGTAGTCTCCTTGTGTCTGAGGCATCAAAACCTCTGCATTTCCTTTGTTCTTCAGTATGTACTGACAGGCTTTACTTGCCTCCTTTTCACCAGTCTTACTGTCATCGTTATCAGCGATAAATATGTGTTTTTTCTTATTGAAGAACTCAAACATAACCTCAGCAACAGGAGATAGGTTGTAAGCGTCAAAACTGACGACCACAGGCTGTGAGTAGTCAGCGTAAATACTAGCAGCGGTGGCGTAACCCTCTGCATAATTAATTATGTCACTGGTTTTCAATATCTCTTGTCCTAGTATAAAAAAGCTACCGCTTTTTTTAGAACCAGTGAGAAACTTCTTTGAGCCATCGTCATTAATATATTGGATGCCCACAATCGTTAGTTGTTTGTCGTATAGAGGTATCATCAACACCCCATCAGAGCTAATTCTAAGCCCATAGGAGAGCACTTTCTTCTTTTCTAGGTAAGGATGCTTCTCGCAAGGTTGTGCTTCAGCCCAAAGGCTTTGTGCACGTTTCGCCGCCTTGGAATACTTCTCCTCTTGTTTGATACCAGCCTCTTTTCGTAGAGCTTCGATCTCAGCCTTCTCTTCTTTAGTAAGAGGTTTCCTCTTTCTGTTTTCTGGTTTCCATTCTGCTGTAGGAGAATCAGCTGAGAATCGATAGTCACCCAATCTGCCAAAAGGCACTGATTGATCGAGCCACAGCTGATACCACCCACAGAACTTACGCTTACCACCGACATTGATGTACGCTCGACCTATTGAGCCATCAGTGACTAAGCCTTTCTTGGGGTCTGGTTCCATGTGGTTCTCTTGTAAAAAGTTAGAGAACTCATGGATTAAATCTGTTGTAAATGGTTTATCAAAATTCTTTGTGGGGCGTGTTATTTTTAGTGACATCAATTATCTCTTTTTATAGGTCTGTTGCAGTTTTTGGTAAAGTGTGTAAAATACTACAAGATTTTATTTAATTAAGCAAACAAAAAAAGGAGACTGATATGAGTTTGACAATAAAAAGTGAAGGTGACTTTGAAGCTTTGGCTGTGGGTCAGTATGAAGGGGTGTGTTATCGAATAGTAGATATGGGTACAAGAGAAGAGGTCTACAAAGACAATCCACCAAAGAAAAGAACAACAGTGCAAATTACTTTTGAACTGCCAACAGAGAAAATGGATGATGGCAGACCATTGAGTATTTCCAGAACTTACACACAAAGTTTGTTTGAGTCGAGTGCACTTAGAAAAGATTTAGTGTCTTGGAGAGGTAAGAACTTTACTCCAGATGAAGAAG